TTTAATCTTGGTAATATTCTCCATTCCTAGCAACTTAAACTCCATTGCCACGCCCGATATATTTCCTCCAAAAGATTCATCAGATAGACATGGAATATGGCTGAACTTATGTATATCTTGTTCTATGGCTTTTTTGAGTATCTCTATTCCTGTTTCATCAAATGTTCGGGTTAAGTATTCTGCTTTCGATCCGTCTGGTAGTTCTATGACTTTCTTTTTGCCTAATTGTTTGTAAGCACCCTCGCTCCCTTTGCCGTCACCTTGCCCACCCTCATCAATCTCATCATCTTCATCCGAAAGGAGTGTGCCGTATAACGCAAGGATTGCGTCAATAAACTGCTCTTTATCTGTTATCCTATCAGACATCAATGCATTATACGCATCTATCAATGGTATTTGTAGTTCGTAATCACCTATGGCTAACTTATTATTCAACATTTCGATGATTGGTATTTCTCCCTTGTAATGCTCTTCTGGCATTTCAGTTGTCAGCTGTGTTTCTTTCGTATCCTGTATATCAACTACCCATTTGTAATGTTCTGTTAGAATAGTTGCTATATACTTCGTTCTCGTCTGCCTTGTGGAATCTTCTGACGCAAAGTAGTAAACTGCAAACAACTCATTTTGTTCAATCGTATTATCATATACTATAAACGTATTTTTAAGAGATAAATTTTTGGTTATCAAATCTGTTTCATCTTTCTTTGTATAGATATACTCATAGGCTCGCCCATAAATCGCTAAATCTAAACCATTATCTCCATCCACTTCATCCGTTCCAGCAACCTCGAAAGCCTCGATTAATTCTGTCAGATCCTCACTACTGTTATATGCTATCGGACTACCAATGAAATATGCGCTTGCAGTATCTGCAATATCTTTTGCATGATTGCAGACTAGCTTATTTTCCCTGCTAGTATCCTCTTTAATCTTGTGTTTACCCTCATAGTAATCTTCTAATTCCTTAAAACGTCCTGACTCTTTTATGTGTTTATCGATTAGAATCTTGATTATCTTTTTATTGATATTTCTTTCGTCAAATTCATTTGCTGGCATTGTGAATGTTTGCATTATCTATCTCCCCTCTAATACGGTTCTTGATTTATCTCTAATCTTTGCAGTTTTATTTCCAAGTATCGTAGAACAGAAATACCGCACTGCATCCAAGCAATGGTCATGTTGTTTTATTGGTTTATCCTCACCACGTTCTATCGCCTTTTCGTCCCAGATATAAGAAGCGAACTCCTTAATTGTTTCTCTACATGAATCACTAAAAATTATTTTCTCTGTGTTCAATTTCGTACCAACCAAACGTATCCCATCTATTACATCATTATTTGCTTTCAATACTTTATACCTTCTCTTTCTCAATTCGGCAATAAAAGAAGCGGCTGACGGGTCAACAATAATTGCTTTTATCTTCGTTCCCTCTAGCCACTTCTTTAAGTCATCTGCATATTCGCTATCCGTCTTCTGTTTTTCTTTATCCCTACCGGAATAATAATATTCTCGTATGCAATACCATTTACTATCTATACCCTTATTCCACAGCAGAAACACCGTAGCATTCTGCGTACCGTAATCACAACTTACATATCGATTAGTAGGTAGTAGTAATGAGACAAATTGTAAGATGCTCTGGACGTGCTTGTCAGTATCGAACATGTCGTATATGATGCCCTCTGCCATGGCCCATAACCCTAAGATATATCGCTTATAAAACACTCCTGTGTACCGATTGCGGTATCGCTCTTTAATCTTTTCCGAAAGAGATAGGTTGTCGTCCATCGTAAAATGGAGATGGAGAAGATTCTTTTCTTTACATTTGTCTATCCACTCTGTTTTAAACCAGTGGTAGGGTCCATTCGGATTACAGTTAAACCAATATTTGCTATTTTCCACAGAACATCTAGCTGTTGCTTGATTTACAAAACTTTCTGGCATTAGTGCCACTTCATCAAAAAAACAGCCTGCAAGCGTGATACCTTGTATCAAGTCCTGTGACCGTTCATCTTTTCCACCAAATATGTAAAAGTAATTTTCTATTTCTCCCCTAGTTATAACAACTAAATTGTCGGCTCTGTGGTCTTTAACTCTGTATCCTCTGCTTTTTAGCATTAGCTTTAACCAGAACAATACGTTTCGCCGAAAAGAGCCTATTGTCTTTCCACACATACCAAAACTCTGTCCATTAAAAGAAGTCATCGCCCATATTGCATACGATAGCGACATGCACAAAGTTTTTCCCGAACGAATAGCTCCATCTGCTATGATGCCATCTTTACTCTTTGCTGGTGATGCATCTGTCCACCAATTCAGAACCTTGCGTTGCTTTTTTGAAAATGGTTTGAATTTAAAAAACTGTCTAATCTTCTTCATCTTCCCAATCCTCTGCTGCTGAACCCCTTAACGCCTCTAGGAATCCGTCATCTTCTATTTCACTTTCATCATCTCCTGTAATTTTCAATGTTTGTGCCTTTAACAGGTCTAGCTTTGCTTTCTGCAACTCTAATTCTAACTCTGCATTTGTCTTTTCAATCACTTGGAATCGCTTCATAATTTCTTTCCCAGCACTTATTCTGTCTCCTAATGCAGCATCTACATCAAATCGCTCTTTCACCTCTCCACGCATAACATCTGAATAAAACTGCATTACTTCTTTAACGTCAGCGATACGCTTTTTATCTAACTTTGTGGCGCGTTCTTCTATGTAGTTTTTAATGTCAACATTTGTCAACAGGCGTTGGCCTTGACTCCTTGCAGTTTTCTTTGAATATCCCGCCCTCTTTGCAGACTCTGTAGCGTTTCCTGTTTCCAAATAATAATCAGCAAACCTCTTTTGCATTTCATTCAATATCACCACCCCTCTTTGCTTTATCTGATTTGTAGCCCTAATTGTCTTACACATAACCTGAATGCATATAGTTCTCCTAACGTATAACTACCCGAAATCTTCTTCTCTTTGCATTTCTTGCATTTCTTGCATTTCTTGCATTTCTTGCATTTCTTGTATTTCCTCCTGCGTTTCTTTCGCTCCGCCTTCTCTGCGTTTAACTCTGCTAAGTATGCAGTACTATCTACGTAACCCTCGTGGTTTTTATATGTTGCCATTGTTTCTCCCTTGTTTTGGGTATACAAAAAGACACTCGATTTCTCGAATGTCCTTGTTTAGTATTTGTTTGATTTACTTTCGTGCAATTTTTTTCATCAATGCCTCTTGTAAGATGCCTGAAAAATTCACGCCTAAAGCTATCGCTTCTTCATTTAACCACTCTGGTATAGACAATGTTTTTTTGACTGCCTTATTATTATACATCTTTCTATACTCCATTGTGTCACAGCGAACAAAGTTTACAAATTCACCTTGTTCTATTTTTAACGCTTCTGCACTTGATGGCACTGGTATTTCTTTTTTTTCTTGCTCGTAATCGTACAATGTTAATGCTAAAACATCTTCTGCCATACTTATGGCATCTTCTAAATCTTCACCTTGCGTATAGCAAGCTTCTAAATCAGGAAAATTCACAAGATACCATTCATTCTCTTTTGTAAATACTGCTGGATATACATACTTATTCATGCCGTTTCTCCTTTCTATATATGCAAATGAAAACACTGGTGGTGCGCCAGAGCTATTTAAGCCCTGCATCTTTCATAATTTTCTCCACCGTTCCTGTCGCTACCTCTTGGCTTGGATGCCTTGGCATTCTGAATTTCTTTCTCGTCTTTTCGCTGTACCATTCATCATGCTTCTTTCCATGCTTTGTTAAATAGCACCCCTGCTTTTTGAGTAGCCTTTCCAGTTCCCTTGTTTTCATTGTCCACCTCCTTTATATTTCATATTATATACGTATCGTTACGTAATGTCAATGCTTTAAAAGAAGTTTTTTTAATTTTAATAAGTGTATACAAAAAAAACACCCTACATCTGCAAGGTGTCTTTTTAAAAATATTTGAAAGGTCATAGTTCTATAGTGTTTAATCTAATTTACCTATATACACTATAACATAAATTAATGGGGCATTGTGGGGCATCTTTTCATAAATCTATTTATTTATGTACTTTTCTTTTTTGTAGGTTATCTCTTAACCTAATACTATTTACCAATGACAATAGGCTTGCTTCGCTCGTATAAATACTCTGGTGCTATATCTATATCGTCATTCCAAGCGACAGAACAGCCATCAGCCTTTGCAGTCATAAAAAATGATATGTTTTTTAATGGGGCGTAAATAGCTTTTTCAAGAAGTGGCTTAAAATCATATATACGCTTTTCGCCACTCGCAAAGGTTAGATGCAAAATATAATCTTCATCAGGTCTGACATCTACTACACGCCATACTGGAGTGCCAGCATCGCATATATAATCGTTTATCTTTTCATCAAAGTATATTTTCATAGTTCGCTCTCCTTTCAAAGTAAGCCACTACTTAACGTAATGGCTCGATTTTGTAAAGTGGTTGCTCTGTTATAGCAAGTTCCCAATTCGCAAGCAATTCATCTCTATGTAGCTCCGCCCATGCTGCAATAAACTTTATTTGACGTTTTGGCATTTCGCCAGTTGTCAGCTCACCCTCCATGCTAAAACTCGCTTTATAACCTTGGTATTCTGCATGGAAGTGTGGAGGGTTATGTTCTCCGTTGTTGTACATTCTGATTATGATACCTAAAAACATTGAAATAGTTGGCATTGTGTGTATCTCCTCTCTCTTAACTTAATTATATTATAGCATATTCGTACGCATATATCAATCCTTTTTTGTATTTTCTTTTATTAATTTTCTGATAAATCCATTAATGCTTCCAGTGGTTTGCTCCCTGTTGTTTTCAACATATTTTTTCAATTCTTCGTATTCTTCAATCTTCACATCGAGTGGTATTCGCTTGTATGCTCGTTCCTTGTATTTGAGTGTTGCCTTTTTCTGTGCCTCTGTGTATGCCATGTTTACACCTCCTTATTGAAATAGTATAACACTTGCGAAATATTCGTACAAGTATACAATATGCACAAAATATACACGTACGATTTGTCATATTTGCCCATTGTTATATTCGTGCACATATAGCGTACTTATATTAAGTTAAAGAACAGCAAAGCAAACGGAGAAACGCAAAATGCTTCTTTTTTATTGCGTATATATTTCTAATATGCTAGTATGAGAAAAAGAGTACCAGTTGTGGCTGATACCCTTTCTTTGAACCTCTCTTAGTCGGTGGGGTTCTTTTTTTGTTTCATGATTTCCAGATTTTCAAGTTTTTGTACTGCGTCTTCCTTGTCTTTACTAGCTTTTACTATCATGATAGCCATTTCTAAGATTGTTTCTAGTTGTTGGTTTGTCATCTCTTCCATATTGCTCCTTTCTCTGCTTTGCAGGTATTAAGTTAATCTCTTAACTTAATCTTATTGTATCACTTTTATTAGTTATGGTCAAGTGTTTTATTTAAAAATTATACATCTTTTTCATCTCTGTTTCTTCCTCTGTTTCCTTAAACTCAATTAAATCTTTCGGTTGCATGTCAAGAATAGCACATATTCGATTAAGGCTTTTTAGTGAAATGTTTGTGTCATCGTTCTGTATCTTCTTTAAAGTGTCTTGGCTTAGCAGTTTTGTTGTCTTGGCTTTGTAAAGGTTAAACCCTTTTCTGCTTAATGCATCCGCCACATCTATTTTATATTTTATCATCTTCGAAACCTCCTTTTCTTTATTATATAGATAGCAGTTTTATAAGTCAATAAAAATATCTCTAAAAAAAGTTATAAAAAGTATTGACAATCACTTTTAAAAGTGATATGCTTATATTAAGTTAAAGAACAGCAAACAATACACACAAGAAAAAAGGAAGACAAAATGAAATACGGAATATACACATCGGAAGAAACAAACGTAATAACAAGCTGGATTTTCAAACTAGAAGACAATGCAGAGGAACACGGATTTGTAAAAATAGGCGAAACAAGGACGATGTCAGAAGCAAACAAACTATTTAAAGAAATCAGTATTTTAAACTTAACAAATAGACCACAAGGGGCGCAAGCTCCTTTTTTCGACTAAAAAACAATTTAAAAACTTTGTGAAAACTGTTGACAAGTACACCGATTCGGTGTATGATGATATTATAGTAAAGGAGGTGAGAAATATGAAGAAGAAAAACAAAAAGCCTATCAACAGCATGGTGACACAGGCATTGATAGACTTAGCAATCGGTTTCATTCTTCTACTTATCAGTAAGTTGATAGAATAACCACAGGAGAGGCGAAAGCCTTTCCTTGTAATCACAATATATCATATAAAAACGGAGGTGTAAAGTTATGTTATGGAAATTAGGGGTATTCTTTGTAACAATAGGGATTGCAAAGTTGATATATTATTTTATAGTGAAACGGAGAAAGAAAAATGACGATAGAGCAAGCTAGAAAAGAAAAAGGAATGTCACGGCGTGATTTATCCGTTTGGCTAGAAATCCCTTACAGAACACTCGAAAACTGGGAAAAGGGAAATAATCAGTGCCCTACATACGTAGAAAAGTTGATTATTGCCGAGATATTAAGAAGAACCACGAAAGAGCCACCGATTAGGTAGGCTCTTTTTTTTGCTCTTCCACAAATTCATTCATCATCTTTGTTAATTGTCCTGCTTGGCTTACGCCGATTGCTTCACAAGCCTTTGCGAATGCTTCCGCCGTTTCACGTTTTAGCTTATATGTCTTTGCCATATATCCTGCTTTTGCACTCCACTTCTCCGATGCCCTAGTTTGTGCGTTTGGTTTACCTGTTGGCATTGTTATTCCTCCTAAACGTTAAGACAAAACAGATGATTAGCAATACCCCTTTTGTGAAGTCTAAAATTGACGGTTTCACAAAATCACCATTGATAATGTCCATTAGTACGATTGCAATTAGAATGCTTTTTAGTAAGTTATCTCTATTCATATTGTTTAATGTGTGATATGATAAAAGAACAATTTTTATTGTTCCCCCTCTCTCGAGGGGGTAGAGGGCTTATTTTTCATCGTTATCGGTTTTATTAATCAGCTTGAGCACTGTTAAGACCAAAACCACGATTTGAATTAAGTCCTTTGCTATTTCTAGCAATTCCTTTATCGTATCCACATCTCTCACCTCCTTTCTAATATCATTATATCATAGGTTTACCCTATTCGCAAGTGTTTTATTCATTTTTTATAAAATCTTTTATGTCATTCCCATATAATTCCATTAAATACTCTCTAACCGTTCTAGGCGATATTTGAGCCGTACAGGCATTTTTATTCTTTCGCGTCATATTCTTAGGCTTTATGCTTTTAACTTGCTTATTCATCACCTCAGTGCTCTACAGCAATATTTATATTGCATAATGCCTTTCTATGTATCTTTGTTGTGTGTCTATAAGAATACCCCATATAAACCGCAATCTCCTCAAAACTTTTCCCTTGTATGTACCGCAACCTCAAAAGTTCCTGTTCATTATCATCTTTCATCTCTCTCATCTTCTTTTCAATGTCTGTATAAGTCTTTGCCCTTTCTAGTCGTTCAATCTTTAATTCTTGTATCTGTTCATCTATCAGAACCGCATAGTCTGACAAGTCCTTATGGTTATGAGCTCGTGGCATATCGTCGTAAATTACACTTGGAAACATCTTATCCATACGTAGTCTTTGTATTTCTTCGAGTATGTTCTTTTCTCGTCTCTTAGAGCTTCTATATCTTCTTAAATATTCTTTTTTCTTTTCATTAATTTCCCACTGCTCCAAATTTTGCCCTCCCACTTGTAAAATCACCCTGTTTTTGATATACTTAAATCGGTTAGATTCAAGTAAGGGTCGGGTGC